ATCACGGCAGCATCGTTAACACCATCGGGCAACGCATTTGCTGCAACCTGCAATGGCAAAAAGAAGAGAAAGCAAACGCATCTCTCATCGCTAACGCCCCAACCATGCTGGAAGCACTCATCGACCTTGTCGCGCAGGTAGAAGACCTACCCAACGCACAAGACGCACAACCTTGGCTCGACAAGGCAAAGCAAGCAATCGAAAAAGCAACCACTCCACAACCATGAACCTATACGAACACGCAGACGAACCAACACCGCCAAAACCCGACTATGACCCAGCAATGGACATAGACAACATCCACGGCATGGAACAACTAATCGACAATGCACCTGCACTGATCCAAGCCGCAGCGCATGTCATGCAGATCCAGCCCGACGACATCACGGGGAGACGCAGCACACAAGCTGTGTCCCTCGCTCGCAAGATCGTGATGACGCTCTGGTCAGAGTCTCATTCCCTCCAGGACTCATGCAAGATCGTCGGTAAGGCAAACCACACGAGCGCACACTATGCACGGCGCACAATCCATGAGAAACTCCTCCACTGTTCAAAGACCAGAGAGCGAGTCCGAAAAGTTTTGCAAAAATATTCAGAAATTATTCTTGCAGAGAGCAACAAAACCGAACAAAGTAACTCCAGCGCACCTTTCTGAGGTGCCACTATCACCAAACCATACATACACATGAACCTAGAACATAGCACACCCGAACTCTTCACAGCACTTGCCAAAATGCAAGGCGAAGTGGAGAACGCCACCAAGAGCAGCACCAATCCCCATTTCCGCAGCAAGTATGCGGATCTCGCGGAAGTGTTGAATACCGTTCGCCCAGTGCTGGCAGCAAACGGACTCAGCGTGATCCAGTCGCCATCTTTCGATGGCGCCGTCTGTCACGTTACCACCACCATCGCTCATAGCGGAGGCGGACACATCAGCGGCACAATCTCCTGCATTCCTGCCAAGCAGGACGGTCAGGGCATTGGAGCCGCCACCACCTACCTTCGCCGCTACTCTCTCGCAGCACTTTGCGGAGTCGCCCAGGAGGATGACGATGGCAACACCGCAGCACACAACAAGCCAGCAGTGAATATCACCTCGGCAGAAGCTGCTCGCATCCGTGAGAACATCGAGAACCTCGGCATTGATGAGGCAGCATTCCTGAAGCACTACGGAGTCAGCGCAGTCGCAGAATTGACTACTGACAAAGTCGCAGCGATCAACAAGGCATTCGCAGCCAAAGCATCCAAGAAAACCGAACAACCAAAAGCATGAGACAAGCAACCATCGAATACAACCTCGGCAGAGCATATTATGCTCGATCCGCATCTCCTACTAACCTGAACGGACCAGTGAGTAAATCACTGTTGTGGGACTTCAATCAATCACCATACAAGTGGAGACACTCGACAGGGAGAGAGTCCACTAAAGCTATGGATCTCGGAGTGTTAATTCACTCCGCGATTCTGGAGCCGAACATCCCCATCGACCAGGTGGCAGCAGTCTCTCCATTCTCAGACTTTCGCACGAAAGTGGCGCAAGAATGGCGAGATGATGCGCGAGCGATGGGTAAAATGATCGTCACAGATGCCGACATTCGGGCAGCTAGTGGATGCGAGGCAGTCTTCTCTGAGGACTACGCGCAACGCTTTGCTGGTGGCTACAAATCTGAGGTGGCAGTCTTCGCTACCATTGGAGCTACTGAGATTAAAGGCATGATCGACATCGTGCCTGACAATCTCGACCTACTGGTGGATCTCAAGACCACTGCCAAAATCGGGAATCTTCGGAACATTACTTCCACAATCATCGATCGAGGATACCACTGGCAAGCAGGTCTTTACCTCGACCTGTGGAACGCCGCAAGTGGCGAGAAACGCACACGCTTCGTCATCTGCTTCATTGAAGTCGATGCGCCACACGAAACGGCATGGGTGGAGTTGAGCAAAGACCTCATCGATGCTGGTCGCGTTGGCTACATGAATGCTGTCGCTAAGTGGCAAGCATCATGCGCCATGGACTGCTGGTCACGCCAGCATGAGGGTATCACCACAATCGAGAAACCTGCCTACATTTAACAATTTGGGGGGAGCGCATCCCACACGCTCAATTTGACTTATGAAAAAGAAATACGATGCAGTCGCCACCGTGGGCAAATACACGGCAAAGGATGGAATAGAGAAAAAACGCTACCTGACGGTGGGAACGGTCTTTGAAGGAGATGGTAAACTCTCCCTCAAACTCGATGGAGTGCCGGTATCTCCCGATTGGAGTGGGTGGATCTCCTTCTACGAACCAAAACCAAGAGACGGTGGTGGTTCTCAGAATAGCGACGATTCTGAAATTCCGTTTTGATCTAGCACCATGAGCATCTTCGATGACACACCTCTGGAGATTGGCACCACCTACTACGATAAGACAATTATCGGGTGGGACGCTGAGACACAGAAATATCTCGTTGCATCTCCTTCACACAAGAAAGACCTCTGGTTATCTAGAGAAAAAGTGGAATCTACTCACGCCAGCAGTTTGATGGAGGGAGTAGAGTTCCGCGAAGCTAAGCCAGGCAATAGTTACAACACACGATATTTCAGGAGTCGTTACTAATCCTGACTGAGCTGCGACAGCACATTATACTCTCGCCCAGAGGTTCGCAGCAGGGCAAATTTTCCACATAACAATATGAAACCAAAATACTACACAATACTAAGCAATGCGGTCGAGGCTGGATGCCGTCTTGGAGTCCATCGAGCGCACAAACACACCGACGATCCAACATTCGATGAGATCGAGCATCAAGTTCATGCAGCCATCATGCAGTGCATCGATGAGGTATTCAGCTTTGACGAGGAAGAGCATCCATGAAAAACCCAACCACCTACACTATGAAGGAAGCCCAGGAGCTTGGTTTTGCATCCATCACCGTCCCATACTCCAAGAACTGCAAGGTCGAGCAGCGATACCTTGCCAATGTCCTTCGTGATATGGCTGGAGTCAGGCACTGCCTCATCGAGACAGGGCATGGAACCGAAGTTGGACGACTCAAAATCGAACTGAAATGAACCTATTCGATATGCCAGAGGAGTTATCTCCCCGACTACAGTGGATGGAGGAGCAGGAGATCCACACCATGAAGACAAGAGACAATCGATGGGTAGCATACAAAAGCGAGACATCGCATAACTACACCCACGATGACGAGATCGACGCAGTGGTCGGTCTGGCGAAGAAACTCAAAATCAAACTTTGGAAAGAATAACATATGAAACCAGAACAACAACGAATTAAAATTGCTGAAGTTTGCGGGTGGACTGAAATATCAGAAAGATGCATGTGGGGATTGGCACCGAACGCGATTGACGACGGAACGGAAAATTGCTTGCGGCATTTTCCTAAATACGAATCAGACCTAAACGCGATGCATGAGGCGGAGAAATCGCTAGATGACGATTTAGATTTAGACTATTCAGAAAATCTTGAGTCAGTCACTGGAACTAGGTGGGGTGCTAACAATTCTTACGATATGAGCAAATATAGATCAGCCACCGCCGCGCAACGCGCAGAAGCATTTCTGAAAACACTTAATCTTTGGACGGAATGAACTCAATCACCATTTACCTGATCTTCATCCGCCCCAGGGGATCACACATCTGGACGCAATGGATGAACAAGAATCGCAATCCGTGGAGATCCAGCGAGGCAGAGAAGGCAAACAAGGAAGCAGTGACCATCGCCAATACTACCGACTATTGTGCCAGAGTCGTGCCGATTCGCTTGCCAAAACTACCTGACAGCACAGGAACAACAAACTATTCCGTCCTCGCAGATGGAGACACACTTTACACAACATTCGTATGACCATAATTGGAATTGACCCAGGCACTAATGGAGGCATCGCATGGATCTGGCAGGGGAAACCGTGCGTAGAAAAAATGCCTGATACGCTCAAAGATTTATGGGAGCTATTAGACGAAATCGCAGATCATGATGATTGCAAAGCGTACCTTGAAGCAGTCCACAGTTCACCTCAGATGGGCGTGAAAAGCGCATTCACCTTTGGTCAGGGACTTGGACAACTGGAGATGGCACTGACTGCTGCAAGAATCCCCTTTGAGCGTGTTCGTCCACAGGTATGGCAGAAAACCATGGGATGTATGTCAGGAGGGGATAAGAACGTCACCAAGCGCAGAGCGCAGGAACTCTTCCCATCGTTGAAGATCACCCACGCCACTGCCGATGCTCTGCTAATCGCTCAATACGGAATCGAGAAAGGAGGGAATCATGCCTAAGCGATACACAGAAACACAGAAATGGAGTGATCCATGGTTCCGATCCTTGTCACCCGATGCCAAGCTACTTTGGTTCTGGATGGTAGACAACTGCGACCAGGCGGGAATCATCGATCCCGACTTCGCCCTCTGCGAGTTCCAGACAGGAATCAAACGAGCGTTTGAAAAGCTGCAGGAACTGGGTGATCGCATCGCCAGGATCGAGAATGGCAAACTCATCATCGTTAAGTTCATCGACTTCCAGCAAGGACGTTTGTCTAGAGATTGCAAGGCGCACAATCCAGTCTTCCAATCCCTCGAAAAGAACGGAATGCTCGACGAGAATGGCGAAATCAAAGGGTATCCAAAGGGTATCCAAAGGGTATCGATAGGGTATCCATACCCTACTAGTAATAGTAATAGTAATATAAAGAGTAAATGTACTATTAAGAAAGAAGAGGACGAGACTCCACTCCCATACTGTTCAGATGAGTTCACATCGATCTGGAGCGACTGGGAGCGACATCTGAAAGAGAAGAAGAAGCCTCTCTCCCCGACTGCGAGGAAGATGCAGTTTGCCAAGCTGAGTGAGATGGGAGAGTCCAGGGCAATCATTGCGCTGAAATATTCGATGACCAATGGGTGGCAGGGCATCTACGAGCCAGACAAGAGCAAATCGTCGGCAAGCACCTATGCCTCCCGACACAACGGCAGAGAACAGATCGAGATCCCAGACCTATGAACGAAGAGCAAAAACAAGCAGCAAAATTCCTCGCCAATATCGACGAGATGATCGCAACCATGCCAGATGACGAAGAGACTCCAGCATTTGCACAGAATTACCCCTCAGAGAGCGTTTCAGCGATTCCGAGGGTGGACACACCGCTAGTAGACTTCCCAGACCGTCACGGTCGAAATCTGGAGCTTTACGGAGAAGAATGGAAGAAGGCATACTTCAAGGCACTCGCAATCGCGGAAGCCGGCGGCATCATCATCGCCTATGGACTCCGAGGCACCGGCAAAACGCAAATCGCTTGCGAGATTGCTCGCAATGCCAAGTTCCAGAATCCGCACCTTCCCAAAAAGCTGTGGAATATGTCACATGTTCCTCTTTATCGGTCAGCAATCTATGCAAAGGCGATGGATATCTTCATCGATCTCAAAAACGGATTCAATCGGAAGAATGAACCAAGCGAGAAAGAAGTCATCCATCGATTAGTGGAAGCTGTGTTCCTCGTCATCGATGAGGCACATGTTCGTGGCGAGACGAAGTATGAGGACGATAAACTCACTCACATAATCGATAAGAGATACGATTCAATGCGCCCGACCATGCTCATCACGAATCTCGAGAAAAAAGATTTTGCCGCTACCTTATCACCGAGTATTCTTTCGAGGATCTCCGAGATCGGTGGAGGCATTGAATGCAACTGGCAATCCTACAGAACCAAGAAAACACTGTGAACACAAAAACAAGAAACGAAAATGTTATACCACCTCAACAAAGACAACTCAGAACACTCCATCTCTTTGCAGGAGCAGGTGGAGGAATACTTGCAGACATACTTCTTGGACATCGACCAATCGGAGCCGTGGAGATTGAGAAATACCCAAGACGAGTATTGCTCGCCAGACAACGAGATGGGATCTTGCCAAAGTTCCCAATCTGGGACGATGTCAGCACCTTCGACGGCAAGCCGTGGAGAGGACAAGTTAACATTGTTTGCGGAGGATTCCCTTGCCAAGACATATCCAGCGCAGGAAAAGGTGCTGGCATCGAAGGCGAGCGCAGCGGAATGTGGAAACACATGGCACGAATTATCGGTGAGATACGACCGAGATACGCATTCGTGGAAAACTCATCTTTGCTTGTGGGACGAGGACTTGCCCTGGTCCTTGGTGACCTTGCCGAAATGGGGTATGATGCGAAGTGGGGTGTGCTGGGAGCAGTCGATGCCGGTGCGCCACACAGACGAGACAGAATCTGGATTATGGCAGACTCCAACATGCACACAGATCGAACTACGTTCAGAGGAGGCGTGGGAGAAGAAGAAGGTCAGCAGGAACAAATTAGGCAGGAACAGTCTTCCGCCTGGGACGCTACAAGAACAAGTGATGATGAGCGGATCAACACCGTGCTGGGATTGGAACAAATCACCAAAGAATCCCAAGACCTGGCCGACTCCGCAAGCGAGGGACTGGAAAGGGTCAAGTGGCCGCAGTATGAAGGGGATGGAACTAGACTTGCCCACAGCGGTAAAAAAATGGCCGACTCCGATAGTCAACGATTCGCACAACTGCATGATGCCACCAAGTCAACTAACGAGGAACAATCTTCCAGGTGCAATGTTGAGGGAAGGAGAGAAACCCAATGGTGGACATCTGAACCCAACGTGGGTCGAGTGGCTCATGGGGTGGCCGCTAGAGTGGACAGGCTTAAAGCAATCGGGAATGGGCAAGTTCCAGCGGTGGCTGCGCTCGCATGGAAAATTCTAAGCAATCAATAAACACAACAAATTAACACTATGAATACAAGCACAACAGCAAAAATAGAGAAATGGCTAACCCGAGGACACAAGATCACGCCACTCCAGGCGTTGAAGAAGTGGGGATGTATGCGCCTCGCAGCGAGGATCGCAGAACTCCGAGCAAGAGGGCTGAACATCAAAACGAAGTCCATCACACAGAACGGAAAAACCTTTGCCCAATACAGTCTATGAGAGCAAGCGACGAAGGATTCAGAATCATCGGTGGACGACCACGGAAAAAGCCATGGGAGCAGAAGGCGACAATCGTCCTGCGACTGGAGCAGGAAACGTATCAGCGCATCAGGAGACTGGCAGCGAAGCGGAGATGCAGCGTGAGTCAGGCAGCAGAGTTGTTGATACGCACTCAGGAGTCGGAGAAGATTGAGCCGACACTGCCGGTGGACTACTCCCACCTGCTGAATAAACACGCTACCTACACGGTTTCCCAAATTCTTAACGAACCACTGAAATAATTCTTGTAATTTTTGCGTAACGCAATATAATCCACCGCACATGAACATGAACGAACTACAAGACAAGCTCGATGAGCTAGAATACAAGGAGATTGATGCGATCAGATATGGTCGTCTGGATCTGCTGCCATCAATTCGCAAAGAGATGCAAAACATTCAAAATCAAATCGATGAAAATTCTAGTTGCCTGTGAATACAGTGGCGCAGTCCGCGATTCATTCATTGAATTAGGGCATGATGCTATGTCATGCGACCTACTCCCTACGGACACTCCAGGACCGCACTACCAAGGAGATGTTGCCGACTTGCTTGGTGAACATTGGGATATGATGATCGCATTCCCGCCATGCACTTATCTTTGCTCGTCAGGGATGCACTGGACGACTAGAGGCATCCGTGATCCCAAGCTCACCGAGGATGCACTCGACTTCGTGCAGATGCTACTCAATGCGAACATCAAACACATTGCTCTTGAGAATCCAGTAGGATGTATCTCGTCACGGATTCGCAAGCCAGACTGCATTATTCAACCTTGGCAATTTGGGCATCCAGAATCCAAGACAACATGCCTATGGCTGAAGAATCTACCAAAACTCATTCCCACCAATATCTTGGAAAAGCCAGCAAGTGGACGGTGGGAGAACATGACACCCAGTGGACAAAACAAACTACCACCAAGTAAAGACCGATGGAAAGAGAGATCGAAAACATACATGGGCATTGCCAAGGCAATGGCGAAGCAGTGGAGCGAATACGCATTGTCTTCGCCGGTGAACTCCCAGAATGCGAATGCTGCGGAGAACCTTGGTGCGCTATTCACATGGAACACTACGCCGACTGCGACTGCATCGGACCTAGCAATGCTGAAGATCTAGAATACACAATTGAAGAAATCAACGGTATATTATACGCAACAAAATATGAACACACTAATTGAAAACGTAAGGCAATGGTTCCACGACAAGGAAATCATTGAGAACAGCAATCCGCTCAAACAACTGGAGAAAACCCAGGAGGAGCTTACTGAGATCCGAGATGCAGCGGTAAAGCTGGATTGGCTCACTAACTATGAGAAATCAAGGGATATTACATCCTACACCTCTCATACAGCGATTGTGCAAAAACTCTCGCATGAACTGAAAGACGGAATTGGTGACACCATTGTGACGCTGATTGGCGTATGCGAGATGTATGAGTTCACTCTGGAAGAATGCCTCCAGCAAGCCTATGATGTGATCTCTAAGCGCACAGGACGCATGGAGAACGGAGTATTCGTGAAGGATCAATAAATCATCCAGGACATAAATATGAACACAAGCAAACCAATTAGCGTATGGGATGGAGTTAAGATAGGATGCGGCATCTTCATTGTGCTGCCAACCATCATCATCATCGGCATCTTCCTCATATTGTTCGTGCCAACATGCGCGGCAATCAAAGACCAAAAACAGAAAGCAAAACAATGAAACAGCAAATAACCGCCTCAGAAATATGAAAACGCAACTCAGATGGATCAGCTACGGCAACAGCAAAAGCTATTACAGCGAAACCAACAAAAGGGGATACGCTGTCGAACACATCGACGAGATATGGAACGCTTATACGCCAACAGGCTTCTTAATCCGCAGCGGGGGTGAGCAAGAGTGTAAAGACGCTTGCCAACGTCACGCTGTAGGTGACACTACTTTCCATCCGTAAATTTATGACTGAATCAGAACAATGGAATCTTACAGCACACAACGCTGCCAATGCGTATGCGGATGCGATGGGATACACCGAAGGTCACAATCAAAGATTTCTTGTTGTCTCATCCTTCATCTCAGGGCTTGCATACATATATCCTGACAAAATGGCAAGCAGTGAATGCTCTACTTTGCAATGGTTGAGATTTACTGGAAACCTTGAACGCGAGCGCAACCAAGCGAGGCAGAAGCGCGATGAGTTGAAAGATGCGCTAGAGATAGCGGTTGAATATGTCCGAGAATCGCTTGCTGAATACGATGCACGATACGCCAGACATTTGACCGTAGATCCAGCGCGTCAATCTGTTTGTGACGATCTAGAAAAAATCGAATTGCTACTCGAAAAACTGAAAGAACCCAAATCAGAAATTCTATGAAACCAACAGCAATCATGATACGGGCAATCGTCGCATTTATAATGGCATTTTGGTGCGCGATGGCGACTATTATCTTCGCTTGCCATGCCATTGGATATCTGGCAATCATCACAGGGATCGCTGCCGTCTTGGCAGCACTACTCTCCGTAATCGATTACAAACAAGCAGAGAGAGAATACGATAATCACACTCAATGACTCCAGCAGAGAAGATCAAAAAAATGATGGCAGATGCCTACCAACGATACACTCAATCACTTAAAACACAAGACGATGCAAACAAATATCGCGCCAATTTCTGGAAAGGAAAATATGAAGGACACAGGGAATCGCTCACAGCTATCGAGTCAGAACAAAAACACGACAAGTAAGCTGAAGGGATTCATCATCGAGATCCCCCAGGAGAATGCGTATCTAGGGAGATCTCAGAATGTCTTCGTGACCAAGGATAAATCACAAGCCACACCGTATGGAAGTCTTAGTGCTGCAAAGGTGGCACTACGTCATGCCATGAGAAACCACCCACAACATGAGTTTGTGATTACAGAACTATGATCAAAAAAGCATACAACTACATCGTCAGTATTATGAACCCAGCAAGTGAAATCGCTATACGAAGAAAGCTCCAGAAACACTGTGAGATTAGAGGAAATGCCCAGGCGTTAGCCTTGAAGATGCACGTTGATCCAGCAACGATCTGCCGATGGAGGAAGGGGAAAAAGATTCCGTCTGCGATGCTGGCATGGTTAAATCAGAATCTTGAGCAATAAGCAAAAAATCGCGCAAATTGGCACTGCAAGCTTCATTTTGCGCGGATTTCTACGCCTTTGAATACAGGTTGGTGAAACGCGAGCCGATCATCATGAGACGCTTTTTTAGCAATCCGTTATGCACCATGTTATCCAGTCTACTTGTGGCAGTGCGTAAAGCTAGGTTAATGCCCTTTGCTCTCATGCCATCGATGTATTCTGCGATGGTAAACTCATCGTCTTGCTTTGGCTTGGTGTCGTCTTGCTGCAATGCTAGATCCAATGCGCTCAGAGTATTCCTTGTGGACTGATCCAGTCCCCGTGTTCCTTTGTCACTTGCCATCCTTCCCATCTTCCTGTTTTAGTGTTTATGATGCCGTAGAGAAATCCGTTCCGATGCCCTAGTTTTGCTGGCTGCCGGTCTGAATAAGACAGTTTTGACAGGTCTGCCATGCATCCGATCGAGAATGCTTTTCCACCATCGATGTGGCGAGCCGTATACTCATCTTTAGTATGGCAATGACCATGGAGACATTCGCCCCAGTTGTCATAGTGCGCTTTAGCTGGATACATGGTCGAGCGGAAGCCATGTATTAATTTTGGTCCACCTTCTGGCATCTGGAGATACTTGGTTACCTTATACTCGCAGAACGTAATCTTACGCCTCCTGAACTGCTGCTCTGCTGCCTGAACTAATTCCTCGCATCTTTCCCGAAGGATGCCGTCACCACAGTGAGTAGCGTGTTGGTAGATCCGATCGTCGTGGTTGCCTAGCGTAAGAAAATTAGGACGGAAATCGTCCAAAAACTCTAATCCCTGCACAAAATCATCGCTGATTCCGTCCGCTTTCTCCTCTTGGCTTGCACCTCGGCGCAATGGTGAGAAATCCCATAGGTCGCCCAGGTGAATGCGGTAATGCGGTTGCCAAGTCTCGGCAAACGCCAACAACGTCTTTTTAGCGTCCTGACACACAAGCGAGCCGTGATTGTCAGTGGCGACCAAGAACTTTTTGTATTTACTCATTTTGAGCAATAAGGAATGGCGACAAAACCACTGGGATTAACGTGATGAACACGAAATTTCACTTTGCACTCTGTAGATGGAGCGCAAGAAGCAATTACTAACGCGACAGGAATTAGTAGTAGTTTAGTTTTCATACGATTTTCTGCACATCGAAACCAACTGCTTCCATCTTAGCTTTAGCCTCTGCAATTGTCATTCCGAAGCGATTCTGAAAGTGTGGAGACTCAGTGAAGGTCTTCCATGTGCCAGCCCATTCGATGCCCATGGTGGCAGCGAGGGTGCCAAGTTCTTTATAGATCCGATCGGCACGTTTGGGGTCTGCGGAATCAAGATACTTGCCATTGGCGAAAAGTCCAAGATCGATCGCCAATCCGTAGTTGTGCCATGAGGAACCAGGGCGAGCTTTGGTGACGATAGCTCCAGGCTTGGTTCGTCCTTGGGCGTAGAGTGCTGCTTGTTGCTGCCATGAGCGAAGACCAGAGATCACTTCGATCGTGATGCCGGTGCGATCACAGATGGGTTGTGCAGCGATCAAGAACTTCTCAGCTTGCGCTTTGAATTTTCGATTCAGCCCAGCGAGATTCTCAATCGTGCGTTTTGTCATAGTTTACGCATGTGATGCCAGAGACTCAGCAAGCCGACCAGCAAGCCTACGACTAGACCGCTGATCCTGAGCCAAAACTCGATCTGCTCTTGAAAGGATGTTACCACCGCAATCATCGGGGTGGCAAACCCCACAATGCCACTGAGATAGTCTTTGGTCATTTCTTTTTAGCGTCTGCTGCTTTGATGAGTCCCACTCCTGCGGCTACAGCAGCAAATGCCGCAGCAAAATCTGGAGGAGTTCCTTTGATAACTTGGATGCCTACGTTGGATACGGTAGTGACGATGGTAAGGATGCCTAATACGGTAGTTTTCATAATTTATGGGAGATTGGCTAGTAAATGCGCTCGTAATGCTGGTGCGTAAGTAGCATCGCTGATATGAACATCATCAGATCTAGTAAATGAGCGAGTATCAAAAAATGACGAGTTAGGTATGATCGAGCAAATATCTCTTAATGCTTTTCTTACTTTTTCAATACCTTCTGTTCTCGTAAAAGTAAACGCTGGAGACACTGGATTAGATGATCCATCAACCCAATTAAGAGCAATAGCTGGATGAAATATATTTGATCCTGTGCTTGAAGCTAAAACAGTAGATGTTACTGTATCAACAAATTCCCATGTTGAATTAGTAAGACGAAGTTGGTAAATTCCTAGATTCCAAATATAAGGGTCATTGACTCCAGTTATTGTAACAAATGTCCAAACTCCATTAAGAACAGATAACCCGCCAGTAAAACCACTGACTGTAAAATTAACACTAGAACCTGCACCAATTCCGCTTCGATATGCTGGAATATAATCGATAAGCGCAAAAACAAATCGCATTGATGGATCAACATAATCTTCTTGAACCCAATTAAAAAGAGTGGTTAATCGCGTTAAATAAAGAGATGATGCAGTTGCATCTTGTGTATCAGATTCACCTTGGAACCAATAAATAACATTTTGGTATCTTCCAGATTTTAACCACATGCTCTGCATTGGTGAAGGAGTTACATTATCCCAGAAATCTAATTTATATCTACTTGTTCTATTATATGGTGCAACATTTGTCCATTGAGTTATAGAAACGCCACCAACACCACCAAAGTAAATTTCATTAGGACCAATTTGACTGCCAGCAACTACTTTTCTAATATTAAGATTTTCTGAACCAGCATTTGATTGTCCAGTAATCAAAATTCTAGTATTCCCTCTGGTTGATATTCTGCTCAAAAATGTTTGAGTAATCAATCCTCGAAATAATCTCCAGATTGAATTGCCCAATGTTGTCATTGTATCATAATATAGAAAAGCCCCCTGAATTACGCCAGCTTGACCATTGGTATTGGTAGTTGGATAAAATGATAATTGACTAGAAGTAAAGCCAACAGCAGATGAATGGGTAATTGAACGTAAATTGTTTTCAACAAGATGAGCGCAAGACGTTGTGCCATTTGTGCTACCAGCGTGCATTCTTGAAACGCGATAACTATTGACAATATCTGCATAATTACCACCAGTTGGTATTGTTGTTCCGACATTGCTATTTTGACCTAACCAAAAAAGATTTTGTGATGGAGTTGCACCATAAGCGGCAGAACCAAGAACCATTGTGCTGGAACCAACTCTAGTAATCATTGATGAATTATTCAACAAAGATTCATCAGCCACATCTTGGTAAGACATGTGTCCAAATGAAACGCCAGATGCGTCATTTCCATTCACTGTTTGATCTGTTCTCAAATAATTCAAAACACCATTACGCACTATTCTTACTCCAGCAGTATCGTCAGTGGCATTGACTAACGCCCATGGAGTCGTAGTAAGTTGAGTTGCTCCACCAAGTTGATTGCGACCACCATGAGATGGCAAGCATGGGACATAAACTAATTTATCCCAGATACCTAATTGTTGGCATCCAAGAATAAATGTATTGATGTCTTGTTTCGCAAGAGGATCAGTAACACCAGCACGGGCGAAATATTCTAATGCTTCTGGAGTGAAAGAATTCACTCTGGGTTTTGCCAACGATAAAGAATATCCAAACATAAGTTAATAACGCATCTGCATGTTCGCATTGGTAAATATCCGATTTGCAACCATTTGTAAAGTATGTTGTTCATCGATGCGGATCATCTCCTCTTGGAGCAATAGATCGGCTTCCTGATCGGCAGCTAGTGCTTTCTCTTGCTGACCTTCAGCCCGAAGGTAGTCAGCGTAGGTGCCGTGTGCCATGTATTGGAACCACTCGGCAGGAATGGCTGTGGTTTCTCCTGAAGCATCACCATAAGTATCGGCAAATTGCTTCTTGTAGGTTACATAGGCTTCCGTGGGATTAAGATCCCCAGCAACCAATGTAGCACCATCGGCGGTCACCATGATGTCATATTCTTGGACTGATCGGTTAAGCCATGGTGCTTGCTTATGAATACGGAGATATGTGTCGATAGCATCTTTTCCAGACTCAGTGTATGGCACCACGCTATTCGTGACTGCTCTTTCTTCCCCGATCTTGAGATATCGAGTCCAGTAATTTGTTGAGCGATATGCTCGCAATGCTCGACGATTAATCAGTGCCTTGATTCGTCCAAGCTCCAATGTAGCGAAGACAACTCCGCATAATGACTGAATCAAAGATAGCAGTTCAGCGTAGGTCTTCGTTTGCATCAAATGTTACCTGCTTTTAGGTGTGATTGTGATTTGAAGAAGTCTCGGACAAACTCTCGGTCGTCCCAGCACTCGGCTCCATATTTGTTTGCGAGTAGTAGATACTCACGTTGTGGAATCGCACCAACAGGTTTACCTGCGATGGATTTCACCTCTTTCATTCTCCTTGCTTCAGCAGCAGCTTCGATCTCCCTACGTTTCTCCAAGCTCTCGACAAACTTGCGACCAGAGCATAGCTCACGGATCAAGGCAGCATTGATTTCTTCTTCAGCAATCATAAGAAAGAAGGAGAGGGAGTGTTACCTCCCCCTCCTGAGTTTGGGATTAAGGCGTGATGTCGAACGGATTGAGAATCGTCAAAGCGATCACAATCTCACCAGCAGTGATGTTGGCAACAGTTCCACCAAGAGTCGCAATGATATTGACTGGCGATGTAGTGTTGTTGACATAACCAGGCTCTGTATCGAGCAAGGTGCCACTGTTGTAGGCAGTTGCTGTCAGACCATCAAGGTCAGTTGATGCAACGAAACCAGCAGCAGTTCCAGTAACACCAAGCGTAATGGTGATGTCACTTGCTCCTGCGATTGCAGTGATAACAGTTACACACGCATTGGTAACGATACCGCCGCGAGGCACTACTCCGACTACCCGTGCTGCCGTGCCTCCAGAAACAAGTTCAGAGGCTGCGATACGGAAGAAGTGGGTAAACCCACGCGATTCATTATTGGCTAATTGTGGCATAATGTGTTAGTTTCTTGTGTTAGGATTAGTAAGCGATTTTTCCGTGGGCTTGAGGATGCTTGACGCACAGTGTGCCAGCAACGTCTACGAAACCACGCTCACCACCACCTTGGTTCTCAAGGCGAGTAGCACCCATCGGAATCAGGGTGTTAAAGCCCAGATACTTAGGATTGAGGACGTAGCCTACGTTGGTCGAACCGGTTGGCATACAGCTTGGGTTGCCGTTCACGATCTTCACAAGACCGAAGTCGGAGTCATACAGGTTCACCGAGAGGGTGATTGCTTTGCTCGTAGCGTCTTGGTTAACGTGGTAGGTCACGCCAGCGTTGGCGGGTTGCGCACGGGTGAAGTTGCTGATCAACTGACGAAGTGCTACGTTAGCAACAAGCGTCAAGCTGTTCATCTCACCGTTACGAGCGAAGATCGAACCAATCAAGGAATTGAACGAAGATTCGCTGATGGTGGACGAGATGATCGAACCCGAAGGAGTGCGGTAGTCAGCAGGAACTGGATTCGTAGCTTGTGCCGTGGACTGAATCCACTTGCCAAGACCACGCATACCGTAAGGAGTGCCAGCACCGTTCTCAACCGTCATCTCGTTGTCAGAGGCGATGGTTGCTTCGATGTCGCGTTTGATCTCACGCATCGACTTAGCTTCAGCTTGTGCGACATTGGCAGGACCAACGCTCGTTACAGCTTGTTGCAGGTTCGATACGATGTAGTCACGGCGCATCAGTTGGATGTAGTTACCCAGGCGGGCGCGGTTAGCGAACTTGTCGGAGAACGAAGTCACATCCGAACCTTCGCTAATACCAGTGGTAGCTGGAGCAGCAAGAGAGTCAACAGTCCACTCAGAATAGGTGGCGCTGGCTTTACCTTTGCTGCAAAGCGAGAGGATGGGAGTTTCTTCAGGAGCCAGGATAGCAAGTTCATTGCTGAGATCCTCGCGGTTCGATACGGCGGAACCCTGACCAGTTTTTGCGGTCGGGGCAGATGGTTGATAAGTATTTGAGATAGGCATAGTTTTGTGCGGTTGAAATTATTTGTATTTGGCAATTCTAGCGGCAATCCATTCTTCTGGGCTTCCACTCTTTTCAAAGCGTGAATACGCATCTACAACTTTCGATTTGGAAGATGTCGAGGACTTCGCGGCACCCGCTCCAAATGGGGAAGAAGATGGACTGATTTTCAGTTTATTCCCCACCGCAGGTTGTCTCTTAATCCTTGTCCCTCCGTTAATCGAGTTAGCAGCATGAGCCAAGATGTATTCAATTTGGTAGCCAATTTCAGGAACTTGTTTGCGTAGCTTTTCGATAAGTGGATCAGACACTAGATCCCTGAACTGCTTCCCAACAGGAGTTGATTCGTCCTTGATGTCAGGGACTTCCTCTTCTGCTGCTGCGATGTATTGACCTTTCAACTGCTCCATCTGAACGATCTGCTGGAGATGCGCTTGCTGGGCAGGTAGATACTTGGTTAATGCATCACGGGAATTACGGTTAGCTTTGCGGATCTGCTGCTTGGTGAACTCCTTGTCTCCTACGAGGATGATATCGTCTGCACGATAGTCTTCGTATTCTTCAAGAAGAGCATCTGTTGTCTCAAGTGTTCTCTCAAGTTCTTGATACTTCGCTTTCAAGTCATCGAATGACTGGATTTCACGAAATGGATTCTCCTCTTGAGGGACTTCCTTGACTTGCGGTTGAGATTGAATCTTTTCCTCCAGGGCTTTTTTCTGAGCAGTTAGCTCTCCGATGCGTTGCAGCAACCGGCTTTTACCCTTTTTGGCTAAGGCTTGAATCTGCTCCGTGGTCAACGACAGTAGATCAACTTCACTTTCCTCTTCCTCCTCTTCGGCTTCCTCCTCGGCTTCCGTTTCTTCAGACTCAGCAGGAACTTCTTCCTCTTCATCCTCGGAAACTTCCTCTTCGGATTGTTCCTCTGGTTCTGGTTCGGGGTTATGTTTTTCCATTCTCTGAGCTACAAGCTCTTCAAATGACAGGTTGGACACTGATTCAATAGCTTCAGCGGTAGCTTCTGGATTACTCATAACTGGGACGCCATTTACGCTCGGCGGTGCGATACGAAGGACAATTAGCACAAAAGCACCAACTTTGTCAATAGTAAATTTTTATTGAGTTTACCACCAAAAGAATACCCATAGAGGGATTTCCTCTATGGGCATCTGAACATAAGCAAGCTGAAAACAAAACAGCGAGGGAATAAAAGCAGAATCTGATGAAATGTCAACCCTGTTTTTTCAACAAAATCAAAAGCTCATCCAGGGTGGCAACACTGCCAACAATCTTCATGACTTCATTCTGCTCGACGCATTGACGCAGATCACCGAAGAATCGCTCACGCTCATCCTGAATAAACTGGACGATTGTTTTGAACTCATCTCGATCTGAGAGTGCTTCGACAGCTTGCAGGATTGTTGGTTTTGGTAGTGGTGTCATTTCAGTCGTCCTTTCGGTTTGTTCTTGGATGTGCGAGGGAATCCTCGGTTTTTACTTACTGGCACAGAGGCGATATTGCAAGCACGATTGTCTTTGGGATTGTTATTCTTGTGATGAATATCTTTCCCATCACCTTTACATGCCATACCAAGTTTGACCGCTTTAGAACGAGCAGCATTACGCCCAGCCCGACGAGCAATCTGCTTCGGCTTGCTGTGGTATTCCTGATACTCTTTCTTGTAGTCTCTCATTTCATTAGCTTGCGTTTGGCAGCTTTCTTAGGCATACGACCCATCTTGATCTCGATCTCGACGTAGCCTTTACCTTTTTTGCCGTTCTTCTCTTTGCCGTATTCTTTGCCTTCGTGACCGCAGCCACCTGATTTCTTGTTTTTCATAGATTATTTACGTTTGGATTTTCCTGCTTCACTGAGAGCAATAGCGATTGCTTGCTTGCGATTCTTCACGACTGGTGCTTTACGAGGACCTTGTGGATCACGACCAGAGTGCAACTTGCCAGCTTTGAACTCGCGCATGACTTTCTTGATTTTGGTTTGTGCTTTTTTCATAGATTATTTCATTGATTTACTTCCTCGGCACTTCCATTTACGACGAGAAAGATTGTTTGGGGAATTAGGATCAGATTTCCAATCGCCTTTGATCTTCGCGGAGCGAGCGCAGTATGCATCACCCTTTGCAGTGCCAGGGCGAATGCGATCACCACCGTCCTTCGCGGCTCCAGCTTGCCCATACTTGATCGTGCGTGTGCGACCAGTCTTTGGATTCTTTACTACTTTCGTGAAACGCTTTTCCATTACTTCATCTTTCGCTTGATTTTCCGATCCTGCTTTAGCATCTCTTTTGTTGGCTTTTTACCAGAGCCTTTGGCATCGCGGATGTTATCCCACATTCCTCGCTGAGAGCGAGAACCGTCTGCGCGTTTGATTAGTTTCTTCATCATTACTACTTAACAAGCTTGCGAACAGAAGATGACTGAGTGCCGCGAGCTTTTAATAAGTTAGATCGTGAAGGAGATGAAGATTGCTGAATTTTTGGTTCTTGAAATTTTCGCGCTTTTGCGCTACGTGCTAATGCGCCAGGGTCAGGCAATGCAATTGTTTCAATTGTAGCTTTATTATTGTAAGGAGCATAAGACGAACCAAACTTTCCTTTTCCAGATGGATTATATAAAGGATCTATTTCCACTGATCGAGTTTGCGCTGATGCCGCATCTCCAAACTTTTTATATTTTGGTAGCCCTTTTAATTTAGGGTCTACTGTATAAGTTGAATATTTGATTACTTTTCTATTTTTTTCTGGCATATTTTTATTGAGTTAATTATTTGTTGTTGTTTGAAATCACTGTTCCATTCCTTGAGTTGTTACGCCACCCATTTCAGCAGGTGCTGTTCCGATGCGTCCAATCTCAGCGTTCTGTGCCTGTTGTAGCTGGAATTGATACTGTCCTGCGTATTTCTGCAAGCGAGAAGCGAATGCCTCATCCTGCTGCGCTCTAGCGGCAACATCAGGTTGTTGGACATAGGCTTGCACCATCTGCATAGCGATCTGCGCTCCGTTTGGTTGAGCAGGGACTTCGATACCAGAGAAGATCTTGGAGAGGTCATCTGTGACGTTCTTAGCAATCTTCTGCTGGGCTTCTTCCACCGGTTGCAGCACGTAGTCAGCAAAGATCGGATTGATCGATGAAGCAGCGAACTCCAGTAGTTTATTCACATCAAGAATGCCATTGCGATCCAACTGGACAAGCGCAACCATGTTTTTCAGCTGAGTCTCTGCTGTATCAGGATCACTCGACAATGAGTCAAACGATACCATAATCGAGTAGTTCTCATCTGGGCTTCCCTTCGTCATCACTTGAGGATTAGGATTGCCAGTCACTTGGAAGAAGATTTCATCAGGACCCATGCGCTGATACAACTTCCATGCCATCGTGAGAACGTCTTTAACGTGATCAAGGAACTTGCCAATGTAATACTGTTGGCGAGCAGTCGAGAGAGGATTGGTAAGATCCAGACCGATAGCGCGATCGGCTTGTCCACGCATGGACATCTCGCTTTCAACGGAACCGTCATCTCGCGGAGGAATCGGACCGAAGGCGATTTCGCCCAGACGACGATACGGGACTCTGCGCCCAGGACCCCAGTCCGATGGGGGGCGACCGGCAGGATGCATGATCGGTGGCAATGTTGCCAGTGACGCACGATCGATGCGACTGTCTCTCTCGGTCTTAATCTGCATTTGGGGACCACGGAGAATATCTGAGAAGGTTTGCACCTCATACATGCGCTTCTGGTCGTTCGCCAGACGAGTTACCACGAATGGGTAGTCGTCGTAGCCATTGAGCAGTTCATGCTTGGCATAACCATCGGATTGTGGATGGAACACCGTGCAGTAGATTCCCTCGGAACCATCTTCCTCATCGATGAGACGCTGGTAGGCATAGACCACCATAACCAGGTCATTATCGTCGGTGATCGGGAGGCGAGTCTGCGTTTTGACTTTCTCGCCATCGAGATACATCGAGTCTTTGCCACGAAGATTCTCAATAGCGTAGTCCACCCACTTACGATCCCATCCTTCGTTGGTCACCTTTTTCTCAAGCTCCTGAGAAGTTAGGAATGTTCGCCAGAACATGTATGGTGCGCGTTGTGGATCTGAGATGTAGGATGGGAACATAACTTCACCATCGGGAGCGCAGGAGTAGACGACAGGGCAGTCTACCGTTTGACGAGCAAGTGGGATCTCTGCGTTTCCTTTTTCGCGCAGAGATTTGATTGCTTTCTTTGCTCGCTTCTTGGAAAGATCAGGGAATGAACTTTGCAGCATTTCGATGAGCATCTCATCGTCTTGCTCGCTCAAGATCATCTCGACGAGTTCGGGGGATGCTTGTTCGATGTCGCGCAGGTTGACGCTTTGCAGGTAGGTTCGCTTCTCACGATTCCAGCCGACATAAGTCACCATGATTCCCTTCTCCATCAGGTAGTTCCCACCAAGCTCCATTTGACGCTTGAAGTCAGGAATGTATGACGAGCGCATCCATTTCAGGAAGCCAGAGACAACTGCTGCCTTGGGCATTGCTGCCATCGATGTCGGGAACGCTTTGATATGCGAGCGAGAAAGTGCTTGGTCGAATAGCGCGACATACAGATCAATGCGCTCACCGATGACATTCACTTCCTGATCGGAAGCACCCTGCCACGGGAAAGCATTTGCGCCATTCTTGCGAAGGTCATCAGACTTGCCATCCCAGATGTTTCTGCGGTCATTGTAAGAACGCAGACAGGATTCAAAGTAGTAATCAAGATCTACCAAGCAGGTGTCATAAGCATTGGATAACGCACCAATGTCGGGTTTCTTATCAAGGTAGATAAGTGACTCGTCTTCTATTTGTTGAACGTCATTCATGCTAGGTATTGGTAGTAATCTTCAAGTTCGGAAGTAACGAGAATAACATCAACTTGCTTTCCGATCAAGCGTTTTGATATATTGGCAGGACATTTGACATTTACGCTAAATCCATCGATTCTTGCTCTCACCCATGTAGGATTATGGCAAACTCCGATAATCATTGCTTTCAATGGCTCTTGGGGCAGATCCTCAATAATCGGTTTTGCGACTTTTGCTGGTCTGCCTCGCTTTTTTGGTTCTTTTTTCGCACTCATATTAATAACCTCCACCTCCTTGGATTGTAACTAGACTCACAGATTCATCAACGTGATCGATGCCAGAAATAGCAGCATAGCGCAAAACGTCAATAACATCTTTCCATGCCTCTTTTAGTCCGCCTTCACCGGTGTATTCTGACAATCCTTGAATGATGTTCTCGCACTCGGAGCTAACGTAGAAGTGGGGACGATTGACGGAATCCAACGGTTTAGTTGTATCCCATGCCATTTTCCCGATCAGAGCTTGCAATCCGTCATCGATATCAAGACCTGGGGCTGGAATGCACACCATGCCAGCATCGTTCAAATCCTCGATGATCGATGAGGAACCATCTTGCACCTGATATTTGGCTGCACCAAGGCGAGGGTCGATTAGTCGTTCAAAAATCTCCTCTTCGCCTTCCATTTCCTCGATTAGTTCCACATAGTCTCGGATGCCATAACCTTTGCCCTTCGCTCCCTCTCCAGGCATCCACTTGCCAGATTTCCACTCTGCCCAGTCACCTACATCGACTCCAGGATATTCACGATACACCCACATTGTCCCAGACTCGTCCACGGCAATCCAGCACATAAACCAACTCTTGGCTCCAGCAGGATCGATAATGTGGTATCTGGTGACATTGTGCTTCGGAATCTTGTCGGGTTCGACCACGTTGACTACCTTGTTGAATTTCGGGAACTTGGTAGCGTGTGACTTCATCGGCACACCATAGGCGCGGATAAGGATCTCCTCCCGACTCCTGCCTTGTAGCGTCTCCTTGATGCGCTCATATCCACCAAAGGCATTGTCTTTCGAGTGGAAGTAATGCACGGACGCATTCAGCTTCTTGGACTTCTGGACGTAGGGAACCAACTCATTATTGAGCAATTCTGCCTCACGACTTTCGATGGTGGTTGCACCGTCAAGATATTCCTTGATGACTTCAGTCCATCCATCGATGGGTGTGAACGTCACAAGCATCTTGGAGTTACGAGTCGCCAGACGGAAGCGTAGGGTAGTGATTAGCTCAGGACCAAGAAGATACTCGTCCAGCCACACACCGATGTTGTGCCACACAGGGTTTCGAGATCCAAGCTCGGCACCCTCTAGAATTGTTGGGTTGTTCTGATACTGCGAGTAGGTCTTGAAGATGATCTGTGATCCATTTGGGAGGATCAGCGAGGAGTCAGTGAATCCTGTCTTCTTCTTGTAGGAGATGTAAGCATTTGCGCTGGTGAACTTGGTCTTCAGATACTCTGGCAACCATGCCCAGACTGCGCTTTGTTGCTGACGGATCGACACCTCGGATGTCTGCGCGAAACAGAATATCTCAGAGTTTGGATTCTCGACTGCAGCACGGACTACGGAAAATGCGCCCCATTGAGTTTTGCCCGATCGGTTTCCACCAAGTGCCAAGATCTCATTGACTTCCTTGAGTTGCTCCTCGGCTTTAATCCAGTGAGGAAGACGGAAGCCATATTGGTATGGGTCTTTTTCGGCATTCTCAATTGCTTCATGGTAGACGCGATGGATTGACAACAGTTCTTCTGGTGTCATCTCGGCAATCTCCTCATCTGTAGGAGGCTTGAGTATCTGATGTTGTCTCCAAATCATATGATCTCTGCGTCAACTACTTTGCCTTTAGCAATACGAGACTTCGCCTCATTGATGAGCTTCGCGGCATCATCGAGACTTGCGCCTTTACGATGCTCGACCACTGTGGTCGCCATGCCGGTCAACTGCGCAGCTTTATCGGTCAGGATGCCGACTGTGATTGCCAGCTTCTCAGGGGAGATCTTGGCAAGACTGTCTGGGTCATCGAACAGTTGATTGGCACGTTCAAAGAGCAGATCGGTATATTCCTGAGCCGCAATCGCGTATCGCATGGAGAATTCCTTGCGCTTCGTCTCCAAGGTGTCGCTATGCCTCCACTCCAGTCCACGGATGACATCACGACCAGCACCTGTCTTCTTGGATATCTCAGAGATTCTAGCTCCCTGAGATAATAGGAACAATGCCAATGCCGCCTTGTGTGGAGCGTAATGCTCGATGTGATTACGAGGCAAAGACTTGGCACGTTCACGCACCTCTAGAAACCACTCACTCTTATCAGGACGATCGTCGTAGTAGGTTTCTTTCAGTTTCTGTAGTTGTTCTTCGCTCATAGCGATGGAATCAGAGCTTACTTTCTCACAGGAGGCAAGTTTTGTTTTTCTTGTTCTTCAAAGTCTTTTGCCGCTTGTTCAAGTTCAGCGGAAAACTCTGGGTCACCAGATGCCATCCTTGCAAGTGATGTAAGCCCTTGTCGAGTTTTGAATGCTCCCTTGAACATTTTCATGTAAGCATCATTAACCTCTCCAGGCAGTGCGTTTCTGGCAAGAGAAGCACGCAAACCATATCTTTCGCTTCCATTTGCAAGTGACTCTGCCAAGAATCTATTTCTTGCAGAAGTAGTCATTTTGGCAATAGGAAACAGAACACTCAGTGCTTGAGTGCTTGCAACAGCTCTCAAATTAACATCCTTCTTGGAAAGCTCTTTAATGGTATTTCCTTGGTAAAGTTTTGCGATATCGTAAAGAAGAGTTCCAGTATCTGAGCCAAGAACTGTATTAACCTTCTTGCCTAGTTCAGTAGGTTTTCCAGGAGTGCCATAGTCAGCAAGAAACCTGTCTACATCAAATAATGGAGTATATGGTGCGCCAGCGGATGGCACTCCACCATTGTATTTATCAAGAAAGATTCTTAGGAAGTCAGTTCGATAAAGATTTCTAGCAGGTGTTGACGATTTATTGAGTTGCGCCATTGCAATCTCAACATCCCGAATGGTGCTTGCATTGGAAAAAATAGAATTCGACAACAAATCTGGATCAATATTTTCAAAATTACCTTTTTTGGCAGCTTGAAATATTTCAGAAGTAACTAACTGTTCTTCCAGTTTTTTGACTTTTTCTCTTTCAATAATTTGATCAGCAACTGCTTTTCTTTCAGCTTTACTTAAAGCCGATGCCAATTGTGTCAAATCACTTCTGCTGAGATCAGAAATGCTTACTCCCTGTATGGTGGAAAGTTTTTCATTCAAAGTATCTAATCCCCTAGAGATCTTTCCAGCATCAGCACCATACAAGGTATTCAAGATTCCTTGGTCATACTCTAGTCGCGTAATGTTCCCTTGAGTTCCAATGCCAATATCTTTCATATATTGGGTCTGCATACCATCCCTGAGTTGTTGTGTGATCCCAGGAGTTGTTGCTTCTAGTCCCTGTGCCGCAGTCAAGACTCTGCTCATGGTGTCGGGATCTTTCATAGCAATCCTTACGACATCTCGTCGTGTTGCAACATCCTCGCCTCCAACATCTCTCAGAATTCCACCTAAAGTTGTTTTTTCAAATGCATTTCTATTGCGAACAAGATCTGCAGCTTTTGTGAATTCATCACCTAATGTGCCGGTAGATCCGTCAGGACGGACAATTGGTGTTTGATTATAAATATCTCTCCTTAAAGCAGAAAGCTCATTGGAGATTTGCAGACCAAATACATCTTTTGTTTGACCACCAACAGCACTGTCTGGTCTGGCATCATTGAATCTTCTGATATACGCATCAAAACCTTTGAAATCCAGTGGCTTATTAATTGCTTCAAGATCTCTGATTTGATTTGCTAGATCTTGTTTGCGACCTGAATTTTTTTCTCGGCTAAGTTGTTTGCGTAAATCTGCAATCAGCACGGGAGCATCTCTGACTCGTCGAAGATCATCTTCTACTCGCGCAACTGCCGTTCTGTCAAATGCTCCTCCAGGATTGATTCTGGCTTTAATATCAGGAAGGAGATCAAGAAGCTCTCTTGCTTCTATTTGAAATCCCGCATCATCAGCAAGTTGTGCCATGAAGTCATATTGCTGAGTAGTATCTTCAATGGCTTTATCCTCTGCCTTTTTAATAGTGTCTCGCAAAAATCCACCCAGTTTGTCAATGTCAGCTACTTGCTTAGGCGCAAGCAATCGATTTACTGCTCCTTCAACAATTGTTTTGTTCTGATTAGTATTGGCAGCAATTTGAGATGCAAGTGCGTCTCTTTGTTGTTTTTGTTTGAAAGCAACAGCAGCATAATCCCCTGGGCTTGTCGTGGCAGTTTTTGCTAAAGGATCAAAAATTTTACGAAGGTCTTGTTGTGCTGTGCGCAATCTGCCACCTAATCGAGATGAGGGGAAGTCTCCAGCAAGTTCCTGCGCTCCTTCTAGTCCTTTCGGACCAAATTGAACACCAGGAGGCACTGCTTCAGGCAAGCCAAGACGTTGTGCAGATTTAGCATACTCCTGCATGAATTCATTAGCGAAACCACCAGGCATTCTTACTGCTCTCGCAGCAGGAATTGCCACATCACCAACTGCACCCAAAGCACCGCCAATTGCTGCCTGTGTGCCTCGGCGCATGACGTTCTCACCAATATTCTGAGGCATACCAAGTGCTGCACGGGTAATCATATCAGCAGCAG